TGAGTCTGGAACTGTAGACACTGATGTAGTTGGTGACCTTGTTGACATCTTAACTGGGGTCAACACTGGAACTAGAGAGTTTGTTGATACTTTCGTTGATTTGATTGGCCCACAAGGAGAACGTGGGGCTACAGGGGCTATTGGACCGCAGGGTGAGATAGGGCCACAGGGTGAGATGGGGCCACAGGGAATCCAAGGAGAAAGGGGTGAAACAGGAGCCACTGGCCCGCAGGGTATTCAAGGAGAAAGGGGTGAAACCGGAGCAACAGGTGCTACGGGTGCAACAGGCGCTACTGGTGCAACCGGAGCGCAAGGAGAGCGTGGCGAGACAGGCGCACAAGGGCCTCAAGGCGAAAGGGGTGAAACCGGAGCTACAGGAGCGACAGGCCCCCAAGGAATTCAAGGTATTCAAGGCGAGCAAGGTATACAGGGTGAACCTGGCAAGTCTGGCCTGATTATGATGTTGGCTCAACAAGCCCCAATCACAGAACAAATGTTTTCAAGAGAATTGTTTGAACCGCAAATGAAAGAATTGGATAACGTGGCTAAAGCACTTGGTATGCTTCAGTCTATAGCGAGGCCATTCGTATGACGTATTTAGACCTTATTAACAATGTCCTCCGTAGATTAAGGGAGGATGTTGTAACCACAGCCAATGAGACGGATTACTCTGCTCTAATTGGTGATCTTGTTAACGATGCCAAGAAGTTGGTGGAAAACTCCTACGACTGGACTGCCCTTAGGGATACCATAACTGTAAATACGGTAGATGGTACGGACATCTATTCATTGACCGGAAGCGGCGATCTGGCTGTTGTTAAGGATGTGATTAACACAACGTCCAAAAGATTTATGCACCAACGGACTAAGGAATATTTTAACAACGTCAATTACAACACCACCCCTCAATCCGGCGCTCCTGATTACTTTACCTTCATTGGTACGGATTCAAATCGTGACCTAGAGATTCAGGTTTACCCCAAGCCTGACGCTGTATATTCATTGAGGTTTGATGTTGTTAAACCCCAGGCTGATTTGTCAGATGACACTGATGTATTGTCAGTACCTACTAACCCTGTATTACAAATGGCTTATGCAATGGCCCTTAGGGAAAGAGGTGAAACAGGTGGTCAGTCAGCAGCAGAACAGTTTGCTGTAGCCTCTAACGCGTTGTCAGATGCTATTGCTTTAGATGCTAACCGTTATCCGTCTGAATTGACCTTTCAGGTAGTCTAATGGCCCAGAAACTACAGAATATCACTATTACTGCACCGGGGTTTGCTGGGATTAACACCCAGGATGCCCCTTTGGCACAAGACCCAACCTTTGCCTCTATTGCTGATAACTGCATTATTGACAAGGAAGGGCGTGTTGCTGCGCGCAAGGGATATGTGATGGTATCCACTAACGGAGATTCCGTATTAGGAAGTTCCGATGGTATTGAGGCGGTACATCAATTTAGGGATTCCGGCGGGAATGAGGTTATATTCTCTGTTGGTAATAGCCTTATATTTTCTGGGGATACTACATTAGTAGATGAAACCCCCGCCTCCTATACAGTATCTGATGATAACTGGAAGATTGTAAACTTCAATGACAAGGCTTACTTCTTCCAAAGAGGACACGAGCCTCTTGTCTACTCAAATGCCGCAGGTGCCGTTGAGAAGATGTCTGCTCATTCCGGTTCCGCTGGCACACCCCCACAGGGTAATGAAGTTCTCGCGGGTTTTGGTAGATTATGGGTTGCTGATTTCTCATCAGACAAGTCAACTATCTACTGGAGCGACCTTCTTGACGGTACAGGGTGGACAGGAGGCTCTTCTGGTTCAATAGATGTATCTAAGGTATGGCCTAATGGGTATGACGAGATCGTATCTCTAGCCTCCCACAATGGGTTTCTGGTGATATTTGGAAAAGACTCTATCCTTATTTACGAGGGGCCTGATTCTCCTTCCACTATGGCTCTTGCGGATACCATATCTAATATAGGATGTGTCTCAAGAGATGCCGTTGTATCCACTGGTAAGGACTTAATCTTCCTTGACCGATCTGGTGTGAGAAGTTTAGCCAGGACAATTCAGGAAAAGTCCTCTCCCATTGGTGATATTTCCAAGAATGTTAACAATGATATTAAGACTCTGGTATCTGCTGAAACTGGCAGAATCTCCATGCACTATTCACCTAAAGAAGCTTTTGTCCTTGTTAACCTACCAGAGGTTAAGATTGTTTACGTCTTTGATACGAGATTCCCGCTTCAGGATGGGTCTTATCGAGCTACTACCTGGAGCAATATATCCCCGCTTTGTTTCACAAATCTGGTGGATGACACCATTTACATGGGTAATTCTGAAGGAATTGCCAAATATGACGGGTATTATGATAACAGCCTTTCATATCAGTTAAGTTACTTCTCGCATCCCCTGTCATTTGGGGATAACTCTATTCTGAAGTTTCTTAAAAAGATCAACATTATTACCTTTGATGGAGCAGAGGCCACGGTTGTACTGAACTGGGCCTACGACTATACAAACAATTATAAGAAGCAGGCGTATACCTTGCCTGCTAACAGTGCTGCTCAATATAACATTTCCGAATATAACACGACCGCTGAATACTCAAGTTCGGTCAGCCTTATTAATCAACAAAAGATTAATACATCTGGTTCCGGCGCTGTTATATCCGTTGGTGTGGAAACTACTGTGAATGGTAGGTCTATTGCTATTCAACAATTAAATATTCATGCGTTACTTGGAAGGATTGTCTAATGACTGATTATACTAAGGCGACTAACTTTGCCGCCAAGGATGCCCTTGTGTCAGGTAATCCTGCCAAGGTGGTCAAAGGAACTGAGTTAAATACTGAGTTTGATAATATAGAAACTGCGGTGTCTACCAAAGCTAATAAAGCAAGCCCAACCTTCACGGGTACAGCCACTGCTGTCAACCTCACCGTGTCAGGAACATTCTCCGGCACTATAGACGGAGGCACATACTAATGGACGAAACATTAAAATCATTACTTGGTGGTCTTTTTGGCACTCAACTGGGTGGCTTGGTAAGCGGTATCGGTCAAGCAGCACTAACCGAACGGGGTATTCAGGACATAGGCCAAGCCCGTCAGGAGGCCAATATTTTCTTTGGTGGACAACCTGACCTGCCTACCTTTGAAGGCGGTTTAATGGGTGAGATAGGGCGACAGTCCCAGTTCAAGCCTTTTACCGTTACTACCCCCACTGGGGCGGCTGCTACGCTGGGTGCTACGGGTATGCAGGCCCAACTATCCCCCGAAGAGATGGGTTTGATGAGGTCTGTGGGTGGATTCGCCCAGGGTGCTTTTGAGACTCTAGGAAGCCCTGAGCAGCGCCTTGCTGAACAACAGGCCATAATAGGTATGTTGACCCCCCAAGCGGGTGAAATGGCTGCTAGAGAGGCTGACATCTTCCAGAGACTAGAGGCAATGCAAGCCCCTGAAAGGGAACGTGCCGCCCTCCAGTTGGAGGAAAGGTTGTTTGGTCAGGGTAGAGGTGGTGTGCGTACCTCAATGTTCGGGGGTACTCCTGAGCAATTAGCCCTTAGTAAAGCTATTGAAGAGCAACGTGCGGCATCTGCTGTATCCGCTATGGAACAGGCCAGGGCTGAACAGGCTCTCCGATCTCAACAGACTCTTGCCGGGTTGGGTGAGACTCGTGCCAGATTGGGTCTATTGGGTGAGTTGGGACTTGCCGCTATACCTACTGCGTACACTCCACAGCAGGAGCTTCTGAGGTCATTGACCCCGCAACTTGAGGCATCTCGTCTTGCTACCATGCTACAGTCCACAGGATTGGGTCTGGGGGCTGGTATTGCTGAGTCTGCTATAGAGTCCCAGTTGGGCTTTGAGGCTCTTAGAAACGCCCTTAGGCAGCAGCAGTATCAAGGTCTGTTTAACTTGTTGAGGGGTGAGCAACAGCGGCAGACAGCGCAAACTACAGGCGGCTCTGGATTGGCTGGCGACTTCATTACCAATCTTTATGGCATGTTTTCTGAAGCAGGAATCCCAAGGATTTAATAATGGCTATCAACATACAATCTTTATTTAGCGACATCATTGAGACTCCTGCCCAGCGTCAAGAAAGGATGCTGACCGAAGGAATCTTGAGGGGCCGTGAGTTAACAGGTGGTCTGACTGGACTTGCCCGTACTCAAGCCCCA